GCCCTGGCCCTCGTTGCCCTGGGCGGGGGGATTGTTGCCCGCCGCGTCTATCTGGCGCTGCAGGCCGTCAAACTCTGCTCTTTCCTCTGCCGTCAGGTCACGGCCAGCGGCGCGGGCGCCGCTCACAATAGCCTGCTGACGGGCGATCAGTTCCTGAATGGTCATGGTTGTTTTGCCTCCTCAATGATAAAGATTTTTGTTGATCTGGATCTGCTTTTCATAAACAGAAAGGTCCTTGGCCGTCGCCTGCTCCGGGTCGTCGGCTCTGCCCACGCCCACGGTGGCGTCCGCCGGCACGGAAACAATGGACACCTCCAGCGGCGTCCATTTGCGGGCGATCTGGCAGGGGCCTGTAAAACGTCCGTCCGCGGAGGTCTTACCGGTCACCACTTCCTCCCAGCTGTCCACGCTGTAACGCACGGACGTGGTTTTCAGGGTGCCGGATTTGACTTTGCCGAAAATCTTTTCGGCGTCGTCGTCCGTGTCGAACTCCACTTCGGCCATGCCGCGGTGGTTCTCCACCCATGCGCGGATCACTTTCCCCACCACCTTGTCGGTGTCGTGGTTGAAAAGCAAAACGCCCACGTCGTTCAGGCGGGAGAGATCCAGCGCGTTCTCCGCGTGATCCAGGATTTCCATACCAAACCAACGGCGGTATGGCTCCTCGCTGGAAAAGCTGATCGTGCGCCTGCGGCTGTCCTCCTGGCCCTCTGCGCGGCTGTTGGCCTCAATGTGGCCCATGCTTCGCTGCCCGCTGTTTCTGTCCCTCTTTGGGTCATTTGCCTGCGGTGTTCTGCTGTGCTGCTGTCGTTCCATTTCCAAAAATTACACCTCCTAACTCGACGCCGACGGATCGGCCATATTCCAGGACCTCGGCCATTTCATTGACGGCCTCTTTCCAGTCCTTGCCCTGTTCCGCGCAAACGTCCTGAAACGTCTTTTGCCCGGATTGCAGGGCGGTTTTTCCGGCGGTGCTTTCCTTTGCCGGGTCGATCCACTTCTTTGGGGCTTTCGTCCAGGTGTGGGAAAGGTATTCCGCCTTTTTATCCCAAAAGCCGGGCATATCAACCAGCCCGGAGAGATAACAGGAGATAACAAAGGTTTCGTACACCTCCGACATGAAATCTGTTAGCAGTTCCACGTCCTCGGTGTATGTGTTTTCGTCCTCAATAGCATTTTGCCGTGCGGAGGAATAGGTGGCCCCGCTCATGTCGCGGCTGACGGCCTCATAACTCAAGCCCTGGCCTGCGGCAATTAGCCCCTGCTGGGTTTTCAGGAACCCGGCTGCGTCGCTGCCGGAACCTTTCGGATCCACCACCTGGATTTCGTCACCGGCGCCCAGGCTCTGGATCATGCCGGGGGCCAGTTTCTTGCCCTCATAGTCCATTCCGCCGTCCGGCGTTCTGGTGCCGCCGCGGCCAAAACCGCCCGCCGGGATTGCCCGCTTGATGAACACAGCCAGGCAGGCCGCGATCCGCTCCTTGACGGAAACGGCGGTTATAAACTCGTTCGTGTCGCGCACTCTGGTGATCGTGGGGGCCATGTCGGACATTTCGCGCAGCTGGCTGGGCCGCTTCTTGGATTTGTAAAAATATACGTCCTTGGCCTCGACGTAAACGGGGTCGTTTAGGCTCCAGCCCTCAATGTCGTATTGATTGATCCAGTAGCCCACCGGCCTGCGCCATTGGTTGTATTCGATCCCGCCCACAACACGGTTTCCCTGGTGCTTCGGCTTGCTGGCGGTCACGTCCAGTTCGTCCACCTCAATGGCCTGCAGCTGGAACGGGACCAGCCCCTGTTTGGTGTAGCGGTATAGGAACAGCAGGCCACCGTCCACCTTTTTACGGTCTACCGCCATACGCAGCATTTGGTTGAAACTCTGTTCGCCGGTCACGTCGCAGTTTCTGGCCTTGCACCATTGGCGCCATGCCTTTTCCAGCTTTTCGTCCAGTTCGTCGTTGCCGGTTTTAGCCTGGAGGGTGTAGCCCTTGCCCACCACGTTGCGCTTGTATGCGTGGAGGATAGACTGGGCAATATCACTGTTGCGCTCCAGGTCACGGGCGCGGGCGCGTACCACGTCGCGGCTGAAACGGTCCGTAACCTCCGCGCTTTCGTTGTGTACCCGCCACCCGGCATTTAGGCGTCCATACCCTGCGGCGTCATATCCGCGCAGGATCTCCAGCTGCTGCCGCCATGCCTCGCGCTCACAGGCGCGGCGCGGGGAAACAGCGGCCACAATTTTGTCAAAGGCTCCCATGGTTACCTCCCGTCAAAGAACGCCACAAAGGTGCGATCCAGCAGGCAGTTGTCCGTCCCGCTGTCGATCTGCGCCTCCAGGTCGTCACGAATGGCTTTCAGCTGGGCCAGGTCCGCCCGCGTCAGGGATCGGCTGCCGATCTTGTATGACTGGCCGCCGGCCAGAACGGCGGAAATGGCGCTGTTTACCTGCTCCAGCATTTCAGCCGCTTTTGTGTTTGTACTCATTTGGTGGCCTCCTGTCAGATCCATGTGTCATTTTGATTGATCCAGTTTTCTTCCTGGGTTTGTCGCGGTTCCTGCTTGGCCGGCTTCCGTGGCTCCGGCGTTGCCGCCTGCCCCTCCACGCTTTTCAGGTACAGGGAACGGACGCCCATAACGTCCGCCGCCGCGGCTGCGTACACCTCGCAATCCAGGTAATGGTTGTCAGCGTGGGAGGATTTCAGCACCCATTTCTGGACCTCTTTCCCGCCGGATCGCTCGGTTACCTTGTGTTCCGCCGTTACCTGTTCGGCGTATTCCATGTCGCAGTCCTTGTAAACCTGCCAGGAACCTGTCCCGTTCGGCTTCCGCATACGGGCTGCGATCTGGTCTTTATACTTGCCGCCGTCCACCAGTACCAGGGTCATGCCGTGGGCCTTGCTGCCGGCCTTATTGACCACGGAAAGGCGGTAATGGGACAGCATGGTGCTGGTGCCCTTGCATGGCAGCACCCAGTCCGAATTGATGGCGCAGAACTCGTAAACTTCGTCGGTCTGGTCGCCGCTGTCCATCAGGGCCAGGTTGACCATGGCCGTGTCGCCGTTCGGCAGGGAAAACTCCACGTTCATGGCCTTTTCCACCTCTGCCATGGAAAGCGCCTGCCCGTGGGCCACGTTCTGGCTGGTCATGTAGTCGCCCCATGCGCGGATCGTCCAGTACAGACAATTTTCCTGTACGTCGATCCCGCCGGTAATTAGCTTCGTCCATGGCGGCAGCGTCCACTCCGGCGTTTCCGTCTGCCGCTCCATGACCAACTCCGCATTGGTTTTCAGCTTCGTGTCCTCCCAGGGTTCTGCCAGCCAGCTGTTGGTGAAGTTGTGCAGCAGTTCCGGGTCGTCTTTGCTCCGCATGAACTCCCGCGCAATATCGGAAAAACGGGTGAACGGGGAATACAGGGTGTTCAGCCAAAAGGCCACGCTTTTGGGGTTCTTCGTCCGTTGCTTCACAGCCTGCCAGCGGCCAGCCCGTAGCATTTTCCCCTTGTCCTGATCCGTAATCACGGCCCCGCAGGCTTGGCACACATACACGGCCATTTCTGCCCGGTCGGTGTTCTCCGGTACGTCGTCCTTGCTGGGCCATTTCAGGCACCCGAATTTCAGTTCTATGTACTGCCCACAATGCGGGCACGGGACAAAGTAATGCTTTTCAGCCTCCGCCGCCTCTTTGGCTTTCCAGATATGGCCCGTTTTCAGGGTGGGGGTGGAGGCCATAAAGATTTTGCGGTTGAAAAAGGTTTTTGTGCGCTCTCGCGCCAGGGAAACGGGGTCGGCCTCTTTCTTGGACGCGCCCGGAAACTTGTCCACTTCGTCCAGAAACAGGTAACGTATATTCGTACTGGCCAGATCCGCCGGGCTGTTCGCTCCCGTCAGGTACACGGTCATGTCGGAAAACTTTAGCGCCAGTTTCTTGCTGTCGTTCTTCCGCCACTTGTCAGCCAGAACCTTGCAGCTTTTCACCATTGGCTCCAGTTTGCTTTCCGTGGTGCGCTCCGCCAGGTCGTCCGACGGGTAAACCACCATGGCCGGGGCCGGATCCTGCGCGATCAGGCTTCCCAGCATATTCTCCATGGCAGACGTGCCGCCCACCTGGGTGGGCTTCACGAACACGATTTCCTCCACCATGTCGTCGGAAAAGGCGTCCATGATCTCCACCAGGTACGGGGTCACGCTGTTGCTCCATGGGCCTGGGATCGCGTTTCCGTCCGGCAATACGCGGTATTTAGCCGCCCACTCCGAAACCGTCAGGCGTTCCACAGGGCGCAGCACTTGAATGGCGTTATAGATCCACGGCGGCACGGTATAGGGTTCCTGCTTGTACTTCCTCATGGCGCCGCGTCCTCCCGCTCCTCCATGATCGCACCATCAGAGAACGCGGCCAGCAGGCTTTCCAACTCTTTCCGCATGGCCTTTTCCATGGCGCGGATCGCCACCGCGTCCGCATAGCCGGACATGGTTCCCGCCATGCGCGGGGGTATATTCATGGCGAATTTCTTAAAGCTGGCCATGAACTCGGTTAGTTCCTCGGTGGCGTGATCTGCCGCCAGGTAACGCCCCTCTGCAATCGCCGTTTTCAGGCGGTGCAGCTGGCCTTGGCTTTCTTTCAGTTCAACCTCCGCCTCCAGCTTTTTCAGCGTCAACTCCGCCGCCCGGCTGTTTTCGCCGGTTTCCTGGGCTTTCGCCTCGACGTATGCCACATAACGCTGGACCGTGGCGCAGGTTCTATATTTGCGGGCACCGCCGCCGGGCGGGATCTCTGTTTCCAGGACGCCCTCCTGGGTCAGCTGTTGCACACGGCGGACCGTTTTCCCCAGCAGCTGGGAGATCACCGTGGTGCTGGACCACTCCGGCACCGTGCCGGACAGTAGCCCATAGGCGGTCTGCGCGTCACGAAAACCCACAGCGGCCTGTTCGTCGGCGGGAAGGCCTTGAGCCGCCCAGCGTATCGCCACGGCGATATCGGTCCTCAGTCGTTCCTTCGCGAACAGTCCCTGAGCGCCGGACGCGATCGCCTCCCGCTGGTAGACGTCCACGGAATACGAGGTGACGCACACGATGCCTGTCCCACCGGTCCTGCGCCGGATGCGCCGGCACACGTCCGCGCCCGTGATCCCGCCCAATGCCATATCCAGCACCAACACCTCCGGCCTGGTATGCGGGTTGTGGCAATGCTCAATCGCCACCGCGGGAGAGCCCGTGCTCCACATGACGCGGAAGTCCTTGGAAACGGCCGAGATCATCGCGCACATCGCGTCCAAGGCGAACGGATCATTATCCAATACGCCGATACGGATTGCCCGCGCCGAAACCCCAACCATATCATCATGCCTCATGCCGCTCATCGTAGCCATGCCCACAGCCGGATGAAAACCTGTTGTCATGCGATTGCTTGACACGATGTCGCGGGCACGTCGCAGCCGGACCATATTGGGTGTTGTTGATTCCGAGTAGAAGAGGGGAGCTGTGATGATAGAGATTTCCGGTTTGTCGAAAACGTACGGCGGCAAACAGGCGTTGGATGATGTGTCGTTTCGAGCCGAGCAGGGCAAGGTCACCGCGCTAATCGGTCCGAACGGTGCCGGAAAGTCGACGTTGCTGCACATCCTGCTCGGGTTGGAGCCTGCCAGTAGCGGCGCGGCCACGTTCGATGGCAGCCGATACAACGAACTGGGGCCATCTCCGTGCAATATCGTCGGCTCGTTCATCGACGGGTTGACGCCGCATCCGTCCCGGACGGGACTCAGCCATCTCCGTTGGATTGCACTGGTCGCCGGCGTTCCGTTCTCCCGATGCGACGAATGCCTGCGGCTCGTGGGATTGCACGAGGCGCGCAGACGGACGTTCAAGACCTATTCGCTTGGCATGAAACAACGTCTGGGCATCGCGGCCGCGATCCTGACCGACGCCCCGTATCTCATCTTGGACGAACCCTTAAACGGCCTCGACCCGGAAGGCATCCAATGGGTGCGCGACTTCATCAAGGATTACGTTTCGGATCACCGTACCGTCATCGTCTCCAGCCATTACATGGCCGAGCTCGAACTGGTGACCGATCACGTCGTGGGCCTGTCGAATGGCCGGAAGGTTCTCGATGGTGACATCGCTGCGTTGCTCGACCAGTACGGCAGCCTTGAACAGGCGTATTTCAACGTGGTGAAGAAGTGAGGCTGATGAAGATGACATCTTTGCCCCGCCATCTGTCCTGCCAGCTGGTGCGATACTGCGCAAACTGGCAATTCTACTGGTCCGTATGCGCCGTTCTGGCACTCACCGCGCTGTTCGCGGTGCTCGACGTGCAGACGATTTCCTCGACGGTGTCCATCACAGCAAACGGTACCGTACAATCGCACGACGCATTGGACCCGAACCTGGCGCATATCGTGTCCGACGCCATGCTCGCCTCGCCCTACCAGACCTCAATCATTCTCATCCCTATTATCGTGGCGTTGATTGTGGCGGCGGGATTCCGGTCGGGCGATGAACGCCAGCTGCGGCTGCTGTATAACCGGCCCTATCCGTTCGCGGTCAGTGACGTGCTCGCGACCGTGCTCTACTGCATAGCCGTCTCACTGCTGTCATCACTGCTGAATGCGGCGATACTCGTGGTGATGTTGAATCCCGCGCTGCGACCGATGTTCCTCACGGCTACGGTTATTACCACACCTCTGAGGGTGATGGCGTTCGCCGTGGTCATGGGACTGATCGGCTATATCGCGGCCTTGTCCACGAAGCGTGACGTGCCATCACTGGCCGTGATTCTGCTGCTACTTGTCGTTTCGCTATCCGGCGTGCTGAAAGTGGTTCACGCTGATATGGTGCTGCCGACGATCGGCGGGAAAAGCTTTGCGTTCGGACGGGACGATGAGGCAGGAGAATTTCCGGTGGCCGCATCCGCAATCGTCATGACGTGTTGGCTGGTGGCGGTGTTTACTGCGGCGGTGATGGTGCGTAGCCGGCTTTTCCTGAAATCGAAAGTATGAGAGGGGCGTGATGTGACGAGCATGGTTAAAGCCCTGATATACAAGGACGCGACAACACGAATCCTGCGGGTCGTTTGTCTGCTGGCTATGTGCTGGGTGTCTCTCGTGTACACGGTCGCTCTGATGCCGATTAGTTTGGACGATTCCGGAACCAACCCGCTGACCGTCGAAAGCAGCACGACACTTGCCTCGCAAGCGCTCGTGATCATCGCCGCTGCTCTGGCCATTATCGAAATCAATTCGGGCGAAACGGCGATAGCGGCTCTCCTCGTCGGTTCCCGGCGGCGAATGGCGTTTTCCCTGATGACAGCGAAAGTCGTGAGTATCGTCGTTGTCGGGTTGATGCTGACCATGGTGAACGCCATTGGAAACTTCATCGCCTACGGACACGGCGTCAGCGGCCGTCTGATGATCCGGTACATGATGCTGGTAGTGATGAACGGCGTTGCGGTACTGTCGCTTTCTTTGCTTGCCGGGAATGTGCTGCTCGGACTATCCATCTACTTCCTGGTGCCCATACTGCTTAAGCCGTTCATCGTCTATTTGGTGCCGGCTGTCAGTGACTTGTTCTATTCGTCGGCGATTCGCTCGCTGGCTGATGGTGCGTTGCCTTTGCAGAATTCATTAGTGTCGCTCGTGTGGTTGCTGGTTTTCCTGCTCGCGGGATATTTATCAATAGTCGTGCGAATCCTTGAATGGTGAGAGTCGCGGACGTTGTAGATTGCGGGATGAGTGCGGGATGCAACGTGAATTTCAGCGTTTTTCGTCTATCATCCCGCAGCATTTCTTACGAGTGATTATGGCTCAACATGGAAAATGGCGTAATCCCGCGATTTTAATAATTAATGATGTGGGATGCTACGTGCGTCAAACGATTGATCTCGATGGCATCCCGCAGTACTGCGGGACGTCACGCAAAAAATGGCCAGATCTGTGTGTCATCCCGCAAATGTGAAGATATATTTGAGTACATGCATGCCGTAGGAATTTCGGGCACAAGCTGATTGACTAGAAGAAGCGAATCATATCCGTGAACAAGGGGAGAAGCTCAATTGAATTTGAAAACAGAACTGCAGACGGAACGACTTCTGTTACGCCCGTGGAAAATCGATGATGTTGCCGACGCGAAGGCGCTGTTCAAGTATGCAAGCAATCCGCACATCGGGCCGGCCGCTGCATGGCCGGTGCATGCCAGTGTCGAGGACAGTGCGCGGGTAATCCGTAATGTGCTGAGCACTCCCGAAACATATGCGGTCGTCCTGAAGGAGACGGGGGAGCCAATCGGCAGTATCGGATTGGCGCCGTTGTCGGACGCAGTCGACCCCGAGCGTCGCGAGCCGGAGTCGACGCGCGAGATCGGCTATTGGACCGGCGAACCGTATTGGGGCCAAGGACTGATTCCCGAAGCTGGGCGGGAAATACTGCATCACGGGTTCGAGGACCTGCAACTGACCGCAATCTGGGGCGTGCATGACGTCAACAACCACAAATCCTCCCGCGTGATGGACAAACTCGGACTAGCACCCGTGCGCACCGCCCGCCATGTGCATCTCAAACTGCTCGGCGACGTATATCGCGACGAACTCGTACGCCGCATCACCGCAGACGAATGGCTAACCAGATAAAGTTCGCGCCCGTTGGCCGAGCAGTAGTAGTGTGGTCTGCTGTGTCAACAGGAGGAGTGTGACCAATGCGGCTGATCGAGACATGGCTGGCGGACCAGGAACGCGCGTTTGACTTGTTCGCGAAATTCCCGGCGGAGGAGACGGGATTCGAGAACCCAGCGGCCGGCATGAATCGTGAACGGTTCGCCGCATATGTGCGAGGGTTGCGTGATGAGTCGCTTGGCGTCGGCCTGCCGGACGGCTGGGTGCCAGCCACCAAATACATTCTCGTCAACGATGAGGGCGACTATGTGGGCATCTTCAACCTGCGTCACCGGCTCACCGACTTCCTGCGCAACGGTCCGGGCCACATCGGCTACGGTGTCGCCCGCGAATACCGCGGTCACGGCTACGCGACCGCCGGGCTCAAGCTCACGCTTGCCAAGGCCCGCGAGCTCGGCATCAAGGAGGCTTACCTGAGTGTCCACAAAACCAATCCGGCAAGTCTTGCGGTGCAGCAGCATTGCGGCGCACGTATCGACCATGAGGACAAGACGGAATACTACACACGCATCGCCACCTGCACGGAGAGCGATGGCCTCTATGCGCGAGGCGATTGACGGCGCCTCTTGCGTGTAAATGGCCGATTATCAATCGGTTTTAATCGATTTCGCCTCGGTCGATAAAGTCGCCGTCGAGGAACCAATAATCGTGCGGATTTCCGCGTAACGCCATGAACGGCGTGAGTTCCACGCCCTGTGTCTCAGCTCTGCTCAGCAGATAGGCTCGGATAATCCACGGATACTCCAGCACGCCCGACTTGAGGGTGATGATTTGCTCCACTCTGCTGCCGCTGACGCCAAAATCCCTGCCGCCGTTCGGCGGTCAGACCCAGCCGGCTCATGTTCTCCTGAAATTCGCGGATAGTCGCCGCGCGTTGCTCACTGTTCAAAGACATGGCTTCATGGTAGCGCCGGACGCGTGTGGGAGGTCGGGCTGCTCACTGGAATACGCCGTCAGAGTAGTTGATCATTTCGAGTTCCGGGCCCATGTCTTCGGTTTGAGTCAGGCCGGTCTCATGGAAGCCGATGTGACGGTAGAAACCTTGGGCGTTGGTGTTGAATCCGGCGACCCACAAGGCGAGCCGATCGTTGCCGATGGCGCGTTGGCCCGCCTCAACCAAAGCACGGCCAACACCATGACGATGGCAAGATTCCAACACATATAGCGAAGCCAGTTCCGCAGCCTCGGACCGTTTGATTGGCGAACGCGGCGTTTGCAGAAGCTCAGCAAAACCAATCACGTGGTTGTTCTCCAAAGCGACCAATACGACCTGATTGGGGTCTTTGGCGTGGCTGCGCGTCAGTTTGAGCGCGAATTCGGGAGTGATCGCATCCACGATTTCCTGCGGAATATGCCCCTGATTGAGTTCGCGCCACGTGCACGACTGAACTTGGGCCTTTTCCTCAAACCATGGCGGCTCAATCGAAACAATACGAATCGTCATGCCGCCCATAGTAGGCCGGTTCGTGAGTACAGTGTCACTTGTTGTCATGTGATTGCTTGGCATCAGGTTGTATTGACCGTAATGGAGGCCACTGGATCAGCGCCGGAAACTCATGGAATTCGGGCTATTATGATGGGAGTAAGAAAAGCACAGCACAATTGAACATAAAGACGATCTGGAGCATTGCATGAGCGTCAATACGGCATTTGAAACCAGTGATTTGCCCAAAGCGGAGTTTATGTTTCCTGGGCCTGAACGCGATCGCTTGGTGAAGCTCATTCTGGACGGCGTAAAAACCGCCACCGCTGCGCTGATGATTGAATATGAGGAAGAGGTCGAACCGCTGCCGTGCGTTGGCGCGCATTCGGTGTTGGTGGATTCCGATGAACGACCCGTAGCCGTACTCGTCACCACTGCGGTTGACGTGATTCCGCTCGGAAAAGTCACTGACCGGTACGCCATCGATGAGGGTGAAGGCGACGTCACGGCGGCCCAATGGCGGAGCGCACACGAATCTTTCTGGAATTCGGCGGAATACCGCGATGAATTCGCCAACCCAAACTTTCCGTTGAACGACAACTCGCTCATAGTATTCGAGCATTTCGAAGTCGAGCAACGGTTGGAGTCGAATAACGCATTAGGTTAGGCGATAGCAAAACTTTTCTTCAGGCAACTCTCCGAGCTCCGCAACATCTGAAGGAGTGCCCATGTCCACTAGAGCGACAGAAGCGGAAAGCGTATTGAAGGAGCATATGGGATATCTTCCGGTATCGGAAATGGAGCGTCGAGGAGTTTCCCGCACGGAGATTTCGCGATTCGTGCGTGAAGCCAAGCTTGAGAAAGCGGCAAAGGGCTTATATGTTTCACCGAATGCGGAGTCCGATCCGCTGTTCGAATTGCAGTATCGATATCCGAAAGCCATTTTTCCGCATGAAACTGCGTTGTTCTTGCTTGGAGAGGGGGAGCGAGCCCCCTGACACCGACGATTACCTTACCGCAATCATCAGGTACGGCTCGTCTCAAGAATGAAGACATAACAGTGAGAAAGGTGGCCGACAATCGCTTTGCAATTGGCCTGGCGTCGGCTATCACCATGTTCGGGCATACGGTTCGCGTTTATGATTTGGAACGAACCATTTGCGATTTGTTCCGCTCCCGCAGCACAGTGGATCCGCAAGATTTGCAATCCGCCTTCCAGAATTACATGAGATCCGCGCACACTGACTTGGTCAAACTCATGAACTACGCTCGCGAATTTCGGCTCGTGAACGTGATGCGTCCTTACCTCGAAGCGGTGATGCCGGCATGGTTCACCGGCGAATTCATCTTGTAGGCAGATTCAGCATCTTGTAGGTAGCTGGCCTTGGCGAGAGGTCATTGCAATGGCGGTATTCCGATCATCGCCATTGGAATCATCTGCCTACAAGAGCACGAAACACCCTACAAGATGAGACGGGCCAGTTGGGTCAGTCCCATTCATCCTGCCGGTTCGCAGGCCGCAATTGTCAGTCACAACTGGTGCATCTTCCTCATCCATGCGAATGATACGAATCGCCTTTCATCCCAATGATTTCGCTCTCATGGCCGATACCCGCATGCCGTCATGTTCCGTACCTTGGAATCAGAAGTCGAGAGTCATGGTCCGAAACCGAATGGAGCGGACCGAAGCAGGGAGCATTGAAGATGGGATTTCTTAAGAACTTTTCCGAACCGTTTGCGTTCGCGCTGGCATTGTGGCCGTTTGTGTCCATGCTGCTGACGGTGCCGGTGCTGGCGTTGCTGTATCATCGCGACAATCGCATCCGACTGTCGTCGGCCATAGTGGCGTATGGCACGGTGCTGTACCTGCTCGGCCTGCTGTGCTTCACACTGTATCCGATGCCGGCCGATGCGGCAGCCTATTGCGCCGCGCACCATCTGACGCCACAGCTCAATCCATTGCAGTTCATCGGTGACATCCGTACCGATGGTCTCACCGCCGTACTGCAAATCGCGTTTAATATCGTGTTCTTCCTGCCGTTGGGCTTCATCATGGGCCGTATCTGGCGTTGGCCGCTGCCGGTTACCGCAGTACTGTCATTCGCCACGTCGCTGTTTCTGGAGACGATGCAGCTGACCGGCCTCATGGGCGTGTTCCCGTGCGCCTACCGTCTGTTCGACGTGGACGATCTCCTGTGGAACACGACCGGCGCGCTGATCGGATTCGCGCTGGCCATGCTTTCGCTGCGCCTGATTCCGGCGCGGGTCGCCGATATGACGCCGACCACCACACCTGGCTTCATGAGGCGGCTGATCACGTTCATCATCGACATGACGCTGATCGGGTTCGCCGTGATGCCGACGCATCTGTTCGTCATGATCGTCCGCTCGAACCTGCCCTCGGGCTCCAATGGCTCATGGCAGTCGATGGAACCGTTCGACTGGACCGGCTCGATCCTCTTCCTGGCGGCGCTCATCATCTTTGAAGGCGTGGTCCCCTGGCTGCGCGGCGGCTGCCCGCCCGGCGGGCGGTTCACGCACATGTCGATACAGACCCCGC